ACACCACCTTTAAAAATAACATTAAGAATGTTATTTATGAGCAAGCAGCATCAACATTACCTGTAGGTGTTAAGATTAACGATATACAATTTATTGATTTTAAATGATAACCTATAGTGATTATAAAAGATTTTATGCTGAATCAGGATTGTTTACACTTAACAGTGTAGACTATACAGGATATGTTGAAGTATTAAGCGGGGTACCATATACAGCCACTGAATTAGATATCACGTCTAAATGTAGTACCTTATCTTCACTGGTAGGTGTACCACTTGAGAGGCAAAGTACATATAAAACGGATCTACTTTGTTCTGATTTCTTTTTTGATCGAGGTATTAACGATATTGTTGAATTACCTATACCTCTCGAAGAAATATTAATTGAAGCTAATGACTTTTTAAATTATAATCTCTTAGAGAGTAAATTAACAAAAATTAAAACTAATACAATATATACGTATTCAAGGTGCTTCATGACGGGAGCACTGTTACCTGTTAGTGATAATGTTAAATATGCTGGTGTACTTAGCGCGTCGCAAACGACACTTGATTTGTTTGCGGGTAGTAATTATAGTACACTACCCTTTGGTAGTACCAACAATTTTCTCGAGTTAGACGGTATACGTGGATTTGCTCCTGTTAACTATTTAGAAGATGATAGTAAAGCTGTTATATTTGCCTTTACAAGTACAAACCTTATATCTCTTTCATGTAGCGATCAATCTATAGGTGTTATTGAGATTTCACCTTACTATCAAACACAGGTAGCGGAGAATACACTATCTTTTTTCAATATCGGTGGTATAGCTACTATTGGTAAGTTTCTATATGTTACAGATACAGGTAATAATAATATCTTAAAGTATGATATAGGAGGATATATTGATGGTGATACGGTTCTTTCTAATAAGAGAAACTTAGTAGAAATTATTGGCGGAAAAGGGCTAGCAGTGGATGAGGTATTGTTCAATGAACCTAAAGAAATAACAGCGGGTAATAATTACATAGCTGTTAATGACTCTAAAAATTATGCTATAAAGGTATTTGATCTAGACTTTAACTTTATAGCAGTAATTAATAGTATTAATTTTAAGCGTGAACCTATAGCTGCATTGGAGTATAATAGATTAACTAACTACCTATATGTTTTAACGTATAGTCAGCAGAAAACTAAACTTTATATTATAAATGACTGCTTCAACGTTGAGGAGTCATATGAGTTACCATTTATATTACAGGTTGGCGAGGTAATTAATAATATAAGTTTTTCGTATAACAATAGTAACTTTTTTTATATTAGTACAAACTACGCTATTTATAAATTATTAGTTAATAAGCCCGGTAATAGAAAGGGTGTTTATCAGACTAATAAAATTTTATCTAATATTAAGTCTCCTGCATCACAGGTAACCGCTACATATGTAATTTCCGGTGGTCAAACGACTATAGTGCAAGATCCTAATAGTTTGTGGAATTATGTTGATACTTATTACGACAATGCTAAATTTAACTGGGAAACTAATACGCCATCCATAACGAGTATAGTAACACAAGGTGCATCAATTCAAACCACTACAACTACAATACCTGCGAGTTATACTACATCTGTCTATAGCGATGTAATAGTAGGATATAGATTAACACCACAGAGTGATGATACCGATAAAGTGTTTTTTATTACGAATAGTAGAATATATTATTTTAAAGAGCCTAATATATATAAGAGTGTATTAAAATTGGATAATTTTGATAGTTACGGCGCTAATTTTACACTTAATAGTAGTGAGTATATTCAAGGAAGTTCTCTCAATAAAGAGTTCTATAAGGTAATTTATGATAATATTAATTTAAAAAACAACCTGGTTGGTAGATTTACGGGAGCATATAATAATTTAGATATATTTGTGTTTACAGATTATAACTATAATATAGATTTATCACTGTTACTTAGTGACTCTATTGAAGAATATTATATTCATGATAATGAAAAGAATCTAGCAGGTGTGTTTAATAGATTTATTCGTAATATATATGAGCTACAATTAAAAATAATAGCCCTAACAGTAACTGATAAGGGTGATGGGATTGTACCTGTTTACAATACTACTACAGGACAGTCTAGTAACACCTTGATAATAGAATAGCCGGTATAAATATAATAAAATGGCTAGTACTAAGCTTACACAGACAAAAATTAGTGATACCTACGGTGGTGTGTTACATTCTAACGGCGAAGCTTTACCTGTATCAACACTTATAGATATCTACGATGGACTGGGTAACAAGTCGTCGCTTAAATTAGGTAGAGCGTGTAATGGTGCAACTGTTTGTGGTCCATTTACATGTGATACATTGACCACAACATCGAAGCTTTCTGCTTCAACACAATTTGATATATTAAATTTATTAAATGTATTACACCCTGTAAGCTCTATAATTGTTACCTTTAATGATAGTAACCCTGGTACAAGAACTGGCTGGACTGGTACAACCTGGTCGCAGGTAAGTCAAGGGAGATTTTTAGTAGGTGTCGGTAGTGATACTGTTGACGGAGTATTTAAAACCTTTACAGCTGGAAATAATACAGGCGGTGAATATCAACATCTATTAACCATCCCTGAAATGCCAAATCATAGACATCTTAATGGTACTGCAGATGACACACGTGCAGCGGGAAATTCATCTTTCGTATATGGTGAAACTTTTATAGATATGCCCGGTCTTGCAGAAGGTAGACAGGAAACTTCTGCTGGAGGAACAAGAGTACAAGGATTTACTTCTTACATAGGTAGTAATCAACCTCATAACAATACACCTCCTGGGTTTGGCTTGTATGTATGGCAAAGAACGGCTTAATTAACTAGATATTTTTAACTTTATGCCTGATATTACAATTATAAAACTTAAGATTAGAAGAGGTACAGACGCACAACGAAAATCTGTCATTCTCGAGCAGAGTGAATTGGGATATACAACTGATACAAAGCGTGTATTTGTTGGTGATGGTGTTTTACCAGGTGGTAACATTGTTGGTAATGTTACATGGTCTCCTCAGACTCGGACTAATATTACTAACGCACAAATAGGCGATATCGTGTATGATAATAGTCTACTATACCAATTAACTGGTGTAAATTATAGCTTACCTGATAGTTGGGCTTTTATAGGTTCAAAAACAGATAATAGCACTTTAACGTATTCTAGCAATCAACTTATTATAAAAGATAACGGTATAACAGGTACTAAATTCTTATCGTCTGCTGCATCAGGCGGGTTGGTTGCTACTGTAAATAATGGTATATCAGCTAATGTAGATAATATTACTCTAAAAGTAACATCAACAAATGTACTATCGGTAGGTGTAATTGATCAAAAGCATATCGCTTCTTCTGCACTCGGTAACGGATTACAGGGTGGTAGTGGTACTATAATAGGTGTTAACGCAGATACAGCGTATTTCGGATACAATAGTACAACACTAACACTTACGGCGTTACCAGTAGGTACAGTAACAGCTTATTCGCTTAGTGCTGATTCTTTCGGAGCTGGTTTAGATATTGTAGGTGATAAATTACAAGCAACAATTAACGATACGCTTACTACAGATATTCAAAATGTTGGCGGTCAAATAAAACTGGCAAATTTTGGGGGTGCTGGTGATTCCGGTAATATATTTAGAAATATAGTATTCGATTCGAAAGGTAGAGCATTATCTTCTTATAATTCTATAATAGATACTTTATCTGCCGGTAATGGTAGTTATGCAGGGTTTCCTCTACAGACAACAGGTGCAGGAATATCTGCACTATCTGGCTATCGTGGTAATACATTAGTAAATACACTATCTTGGAATTCTAACTTTACAGCGTCAGTAACAAAGCAACTATCTTCTGCAGGATTTATTACTTTTGAATCTGTTAACTCACAAAACGGTACATCGGTGGATAGATTCGCAATACCAATCTTTTCTTATAAATAACTCCCCTTAATCAATGTCAGCTAAAATTGAAATTAATAAAAATACACTACTTAAACTTCTAATTAGACGCGGTACTAATGTTGACAGACAGAATGTAATATTAACGGAAGGTGAACTAGGTTACACAATAGATACAAAACGCTTATTTGTGGGTGATGGTCAAACACAGGGTGGTATCTCTATTGGTAGTACCTATGCAGGTAGCTCAACTGCTGTAACTGATTTTGTTGGAGCTGTTGTAGGTGATTATGCTTTTGATACAGATAATAATAAGTTATATGTCCACCATTTATCAGGCTCAGCTAGCAATATTAATAACTGGGTCGAGGTGGGAGGTGTGTATACTGCAGCGGATAGTACGGTTGTTGTAAGTAATACTAACGGTATAAGAGTAGGTACTTTATCTGCTGGTAATATATCTTCAAATTTACTAGGTAACTCAATATCCCTAGATGGTACAAATAAAATATCACTCAGCAGCAGTATTAAGACAGATCGCATTACACCTCTAAATAGTACTTATTTGAGTTTACCGCAGAACTTATCTATTAATTCTGTTAATTATAGCTGGCCAACAGGCGGCGTTGGTTCAGATCTTTATCTTACTTCTGACATATCTGGTAACTTATCGTGGAGCAATGCTGCTACTCCTACGACTGTGTTTGTAGCAGGTACAGCCGGTCAAATTGCTGTAGGTTCTATTATGCCTTACGTTTCTTCAGCTAATGCACCTGCAGGTTGGTTACTGTGTAACGGTCAATCTGTTGTAGGTGCTAGTTACCCTGAACTATCTGCCGTAGTTGGTTACTCCTTTGGGGGTAGTGGTGCTAACTTTAATGTACCTAATTTAATTAACAAAACAATTTACGGTGTTAGTAATTCGCCTTCTTCATCTACATTAGTTAGTGTTTCATCAGGTACTAATTCAACCTTGAGTGCAACAGGTATGCTTTATATAATAAAAGCTAAACCTGATTATGTTGTATCTTCCACGTTTACTATTAATAATGGGTTAACAGGTACAGTTAATGGTGTCGATGTTACAGGTAGTGCTATAGGTACTTTATCTGGTAATATTAAGGTAGGTTTACCAGCGATAATTACAGGTCAAACTATAGTTGGTGGTAGTTCGTTTACTGTAGATACATACGGACGTGTAACCACGGTAGCGAGTACATCTAGTATAGCATACCCAGCTGGTACTATTACACAAGTAACGGGTACAGATATTTACAACGAAAATTCACCTATTGCGTTCTTAAAACGACCTGTAACAATATATTCTGAACCGCAGTCTTCTAGTACTACATCAGTTACTACAACAATTTCTGCATACCCCAAGATAACCTCTTTTACTGCCGCCGGCGCTCGAACTCAGACACTATATAATGTATCACCAGCTGCAAAGAATTTAATTGTTGATTGTGAAATTAAAAAATCTGGCCCTGATGGTGGTAATATGGATAGATTTGTTGTATCTGCTCCTAATGAAAGTCTTCTTACTGGTCCAACTTCACCAGATACATATGAATATCTAGTAGGATCAAGCCGTGCATCTGGTAGTGGTGATAGTATACGTAGTGGTAGTCAAGTGTTTATACCACTATCTGCTGCGGCCAACGGTAATTTAACATGCGCTTTTAGAATATCACCTTCTAAATATGATGCCATTACAATAAGAATTGTTGGTTATACTATATAATTTATGAATGAATTAATTATCGAAGGATTGATCGAGGAAGATATTAAACTTCTTAAAGAAATTGTAGAGTCTTATAAACTTTCTGTAAAGGATTATAATAAGGTTATACGCGTGAAGGAATTAAATGATAAGTTAACACAGATATTAAATTATTTTAATGATTAAATAGTTATGTGGCTATTCCAGACAGAGTATTAGCGCTTGGGGAAGAATTTTCAGACTATATACTAATCGATGATTCGCGTAATAGTGTAATTATTAATTTTGAAATGGAATATTTTGATATATTATATCGTGAATATAAGCGGTTAGGTTATTCTGTAAAGCATGTCACGCGATTTAAATCTAAAGATTCTATGACTTGTGTCTTTACCAAGGACTCTTGATATAAATAAACTATATGGTATACCCTACGTTTACGGTTAATACAAAAGCATTCAATATAGCATCTAACTACGGGTATTCCCCCTATTATGATATTGTATGGTCTTTTGATTATGCTATAAGCGGTAACAATAATACTGAAGCTGGGTTTACCGTATTTATAATGGATAATAATTATATATTATCGGGTGGTAATTTTAATATTGATCTCGGTTATTCAGGACTTTCTTCTAATAGTGATCAATCAAGCTCTTTAACCCCAGGGGTAAGTGGAGGTATAATTGCTGTAGGATTTGATACCACGGGATTATTTGCTGTATCAGCGCTTTCTGGAACAAGAGTAATCCGCGATGGTATTGATGAGTCAGCTAGAATTCTTAATAGTGTTAGTATTCGTGATAAGTGGCCAGCTTATAGTTATAATACAAATAATTACAATGTTGCTCTTTCAAGCTTAGATAGTTCTTTTAAGATTGTTGATGGTGAGCTAAATTATAAAACGATTCGTGCAAGACTAGGTAATGTTGGTAGAACATTGTATGTTGATTATAGGAGTACTCCTGACGATGATTTTAAATCCCTACTAGTAAAAGATGTAAATTTAGATATTACAAGTAATACTATGTATAAAGTTGGAGCATCTTTTGCGACACCTATAAGTAGTAACGATCCTAATAAAATAGGTACTATATATTTTAGAAATTTCCATACAGAGGGTAATTTTTTATCTGGTGAGGTAACAACAATAGTAAATACTACTTTGAGTGGGGTAAAAATCTTACCTGTCAGACCTATAATTCCAACAATTCCTCCTTCGCGACCACCTATACCTCCATTGGAGGAATTTGTAATACCTATTGTAGATAATAATGCTGTATACAGTATATGCCCCACACACACAATAACTTATGCAAGAATAACTTCGGTTGATAGTCTTACAGGTATTACAGAAGATAGATACAACTTTGGATATAGATTGAGCGTATTTGATGGTACTAGTGCAATAAATGTGAATTTAACTCGTAAGGATATATTTAATTATGTATCTTCTGACAGTAAGTATAGAATATATAAAGATATGTTTTGTGAGTACTGGAAATTATCATCTGCAACATCATTATTTTTAAATAATACTAGCTTTGTACCGATTGGTGCATATAGTACAACCATTTCTGCAAAATATATATGATACATGATAATATAAATGTTGATATTAAACTTAAGGGTCAATATAGATTCTCCGTAAAGGATAATGATACTATTGTATATACGTCACCTTGGTGTAATAATACTATTTTATCGTGTGGTTTAGTAGATCTTCACTATTACGACATACCTAACATTATTAGTTATTTAGATATAGGGTCGAGTAGTAGTCTGCCCGGTGTATCAGGCTACGGACTTTCAGGTGTAATAGCTGAAACGGAATTTAAAAACATATATAGAGATATTGTCGAATCGTATCAAGATACGATTTCAAGTAAAGTCTATATTGCATCTTTTTCTTCTGGTAAAGCTCTAGATAATATTACGATAAATGAATTCGCTATTAAGCGGACTGAAATTAATAGTTTTGCTCGAAATACTCTCACTTCAACATATAGCTTATGCGCAGGTCAAATAATTAACTTTGAATATAAACTGACAGTTAACTGGTCATCTTATTTTACAGGTAATTTACCTGTAACAGGTAATAGTTTAGGTTATATATATACAATACCTATTATATCTACAACATATAATATACCCTACGATAGTTTATATTATAATAATAATATGCTTTTTTTACTAGGCAATATATATAATTCTGACGGAAGTTTTCTTAATCGTCTACCTAATATGGGTGATGACTATCCTGTGTTTTTTGATTGGGGTATTGATACATCAACATTTTCTACATATACACCAAATGAAGTAAGTAGTTCTATAGATAATATATTACGCAGATATACAGTGAATACTTGCTATAGTGGGATAGCTTGCGAACCTAATAGTGAAGTTCATAGTAATATAAAAACAGCCTTAATTGTAAAAGATGGAGATATAACACAACGAACCAATAAGTTTAACGCTACACGGTTTGTCTTTCCACTTACTGTATATAATAGTATAGTTGTGTGTCCCTCCACGTTACCTAGCAACACTTCTCTTAATAATATAACACTCGGCTATAGCTATACATGGGGAGAGTGTGATACAACATCGTCGGAGCCACCGCCTACTCTCACTATTAGTAGCGTAGATATAAGCAATACTGACGGTTACCCATCTGAAGATTGTTATGATCCTGCAACAGGTGAACCGTATGATACAAGAGTTATGTTCAGTGTAACAATGTCAGAAATAGGTTACCCTGGAGAATATGATTTAGTTGTTAGTGTAATGAGTAATTCTTCTAATTCTGAAGGAACAACTGTAATACAGCCTGGCGAAACTAAAGACTTTACATTGTATGTAAATTGTATACCTAATGAGGTAATCACTATTCAAGCTCAAGCTACACACAAAATAACTTCTAGTAAGGTAACTAATATTGCTATCGAAACAGCTTACGCACTTAACCTGTGTACTCCTACACCCACACCTACACCAACAATAACTCCTACACCAACAGTAACTCCTACTAATACCCCTACTCCAACAGTAACACCAACAGTAACTCCTACTAATACAGTAACACCAACAATAACTCCTACTAATACAACTACACCAACTGTAACGCCTACTAATACACCTACACCAACAGTAACGCCTACTAATACACCTACACCAACAGTAACGCCTACAGTAACTCCTACTAATACACCTACTAATACACCTACACCAACAGTAACGCCTACAGTAACTCCTACTAATACACCTACTAATACACCTACACCAACAGTAACACCTACAGTAACACCTACAGTAACGCCTACTATAACACCAACAATAACTCCTACTAATACACCTACACCAACAATAACACCAACAATAACACCAACAATAACTCCGACTAATACACCTACTAATACAGTAACACCAACAATAACTCCTACTAATACTCCTACTAATACTCCTACTAATACTCCTACTAATACAGTAACACCTACAGTAACACCTACAGTAACACCTACAGTAACACCAACAATAACTCCTACTAATACACCTACTAATACACCTACACCAACAGTAACCCCTACAGTAACGCCTACAGTAACTCCTACTAATACTCCTACTAATACAGTAACACCAACAGTAACCCCTACAGTAACCCCTACAGTAACGCCTACAGTAACCCCTACTAATACTCCTACACCTACAGTAACACCTACTATTACACTTACACCAACAGTAACGCCTACCCTCTTCCTATCACCGACACCTACCCCAACAATAACACCTACTATTACACTTACACCAACAGTAACACCTACTAATACACCTACAGTAACGCCTACAGTAACGCCTACAGTGACTCCTACTAATACTCCTACTAATACAGTAACACCTACAGTAACACCTACTGTAACACCAACAATAACTCCTACTAATACACCTACTAATACTCCTACACCTACAGTAACACCAACAATAACACCAACAATAACTCCTACTAATACTCCTACTAATACTCCTACACCAACAATAACACCAACAATAACTCCTACTAATACTCCTACACCAACAATAACACCAACAATAACACCAACAATAACTCCTACTAATACTCCTACTAATACTCCTACACCAACAATAACACCAACAATAACTCCTACTAATACTCCTACTAATACTCCTACTAATACTCCTACTAATACACCTACACCAACAATAACACCAACAATAACTCCTACTAATACTCCTACTAATACTCCTACTAATACACCTACACCAACAATAACACCAACAATAACTCCTACTAATACTCCTACACCTACAGTAACACCTACTGTAACACCAACAGTAACACCTACTGGATTAGGTATCGAAACCATCTGCGTCGAGTACACTCAGGCAACGTATGACCCATATGTTACCACGGAGACGCAATTCAACATGTCTGGGAATGTTGTCATCGGATACACCGGCACAGGTCCTGGAGGCACGTTCACACTCGACTATAACATCTATACATCATATTGGGAGCTGGACGATCCTAATTATGTATCCAGCTATTACTACAACGACGGCTCTTCACCTGATGGTTATTATATTCCTGGCGCGTTTCCGCCTTACTACGCCACTGTCACCAGCGGCGCATGCCCAACACCAACACCTACACCAACAGTAACTCCTACACCGGTAACTCCTACACCAACACCAACATCAGTAACTCCTACACCAACACCAACAGTTGGCAGTCTCCCTGAAACAATCTATGTCAGACACTATCAATATCCTGATGGTCCGGAGACAGACTTTACGATGACGTGGGTCGTCAACGGCCCGTTTGGTGGGATGATTGGCGCAGCTACGAACGATTATTACGAAGGTAGCTTCTTCAACGGCACTTACGACGAGACATTCTGGCTGGCATGGTATCTTAACGCGACCTACGTGGAAACATATTATGATGAAGAATTAGGGGAATATGTGCATGTCTATACACCCGGATGGCTTTTCTACTACGGTCCGGGTGTAGGTAGTGAAGATGCAACAAACCCAGCTGGAACGTATGATGATGTATATCAGCAGAATTATCGTATGATCGTCTCCCTCACTCCGTTTCCTTAATTTCAAAACCACCCACTATTACGCGTCCTGAATACCAATAATAAAAAGTCACACCTGATGACCGTCTCTCATGTCTCTAGCTATTGAACTCAGCCATGGATACTCCTAGATGACAATTATCATTGCTTTATAGCTAATTAAATATTACCCATCATCGCTTCAACGGTAAGATCATGCTTCATAGAGTGAAAGCGTTCATCAATATATTTCTGAAATGCAAGAGGTTTGATCCATTCATTGTTATCCTTACCATAGCCAAGCTCATCACATTTATTTGATACCTGCTCAATACCTTCAAGCAAACACGCCCAACGCGTCAGCTCATCGATATCCATATTAATTTCTTTACCGGTTTTAAGTTTAAAGTTAAACGTTCTCATTATACACTAGTATAAGGAAGTTCCCTTTTCTTTAAAGCATTAAATGCATTCTCAATGTTAAGTGGTTCAGTTAATAAAACAGATTCAAAAGTGGCATTAACTCGATACTTACTTGCGCATTTTTCGCAGATAAAAATATTATCTTCGTTAAGTAGTATAGGTGCTTTGGTTGGATTTTGCCCACAAGGGCAGTTTATCTCTACTGTTTGTGTCTGAAGAAGGTGGTTGAATGCAGACTGTTCACTTTCTAAAAAGATTTGACTCTTTTTATTAGGGTTAAAAAGATAAAAAATTAAAAAATGAATAATAAAGGCTGCTGTAACACCTTGCCAAAACCCTATAAAACTTTGCAGTATAAACCCAATACCAAGACTTATTAAACTAGTAAGTATGAGTGATATTCCGATTTTTTTAATCATAAGTAATTATAACTTATAATGCTAACTTATCAAGCAATTCAGGAATATTTTGTGTGATTTCTGTACCTATATTGTCAATAACCTTATATATAGGTTCTAGATTTTTAGCCTTCACTTGTGAGTTGCTTTCTGCAGTAATAAACATTGCTCTCAGTTCAAGAAGATCAAGATATAGTTTACTAATTAACTCGTTTGCTGAATTAAAATTAAACGGAAGAACTTGTGGAGCTTCATGTGTTGCAGCTTCATCTTCATATTTTTTAATCTGAGCAGATACATCAAAGTCTGCTATAGGCTTTGATGCGACTCCTATATTGTATGGATTTGTTGCAACTGGCATTGTATTTATTTATGCTTTGGTATAAATAATTATATGACTAAGTTTGAAAGTAGATTTTTTAGAGCCTTACATGAACAGGACGAAGACAGACAAGCAATGGAGCAATCGCTTGATCAAGGTACAGATCCTGGTAAGTTTGATGTTGATCCTTCCGGTGGTAAAGGTGCTAATAGTGAAGTAGCTCAACATACAGCTGCGGCTGTAGAAGCCACTGCTCGTGTACATGCTCAGTATGTAGAAAAAATTAATGGCTGGTCACAGCGCTTAACAGAATTTAATGAGTTTCTTAACGGTACCGGTGATTCAGTTCAGTCAGCTATTGCAGGAGCTGATGAAGATACTATTCTTAAGGATTTAGAAGATCAACAAAGTAGAATTACGCGTGCTGCAACTGAAATTGCAGCTCTTATTCAAAAATTTAATTCTGTAATTACTACAGAAAATAAGGCTAGCTACAGAGGAGTCTAAACTTTTTAATCTCTGAAAGCTTAATAATACCCTCGAGTGATTCGTGGGTATTTTTTTGTATAAATTCTGCTGATATCTCATCTATCTTACAATGCATGGCGATATCGTTAAAATCTTTAAATCGTGTACCAAACTTTTCAGGCCATATAAAGACTTTCTCACCATTTAGTAATAATGTCTCTGATTTCTTTAGAGATGCATTGTCAATCCACTGACTATCAAGTACCCAAATACGATCTAACCATTTTAGTGTTGTATCTACCTGTTTTTGTTGCCTTTCAGTAAATGTTGCATTACCCCTCTCTGTAATACCCGCGACAGCTACACTATTTTTAGTAAAAAATGCATTTATTGGCCCTTCAAATATAAAGACACTCGATATATCATTAGTAACTTTGTCTATATTAAATAATGTTTTTTCAGCATTAATTCTCGATACATATTTCGGTCTTGTCTTATTATCAGCTGGTAATATTGTTCTAGACTGATAGAACTCAATATTACCATGTTCGTTCTTAAACGGCAACACTAGTCTATTCTTATGAACAGGATCTGTTAATGAAAGATAAAGATTGTCAGGGCGGTTTACCGCTGTATCTAGACGTCTACTGTGAATTAAGTTTAAACACGCGGAGACGATGGGATTCGCACCGTAAAACTTAAGCTGATAAGGGTCACTCAGGTTAATAGAGTCTTTTGGTAGTGTCTCTGTCTTAGGTTTAACAATAGGCTCATCAAAGCTAGGCAAAATCTCACGTTCACCTGTATATTCCTCCACTTCGGAAATAATCTCCGTATCAGTCTTACCGGATACTTGTTTGATCCATGTATATGGCTTACCAGACCACCCACAGTTATGACAGAAGATATTGTCATTCTTTGGAATGTAATAGCAGCGTTTCTTTTTACCAAATGATGACCCGCTTCCTTCCCTACACAAAGGACATGAACACTGGTATGTGTTGTTATACTTGTTAGTTTTAGGGTAGTATCCTAATTCGTAAAATTTCTGTACGATATACTCTTCAGGTAAGTTAATCATGCAAACATTGATAATAGCTTATGCTTAACAAAAAACAAATTATACCAGTCTTCTTTCTTGGATAAGATAGAGTTAATATCATGCTCTTTACATAAGTCGATAAATTGCTGAAAATCAGGCTCGCAACTCATAGCATTTGGCATTTGTTCTTGATAGTATATCAACTCATCACGATTTTCTATTTGCCGATACTTATCTAGGCGAAATAACTCGAGATTGCGTGTAAAAATTGAGTATTCTTCGTCTGTGAGTTTAACTGTACCTTCGAGATACTTTTTAACCTTAACCTTACCAAATTTAGGTATTCCTGGTACATTGTCTGATTTATCACCTACTAAGCATTTGATAGTCATGAAATTAACCTGTTCACATCCTACATTTTCTACAAAATTAGCCGTATTTGTCTCTTTTTTACGAATTGGATCATATACAATAACGCTTTTATTAATTAACTGTAAAAAATCTTTATCAACCGAGATAATAACCTTAGATCCCTCTAAAGACTCGGTCAAATATGCAATAACATCATCAGCTTCTAGCTTCCGTGGAAAAATAGAAGGAATACCTAAGGTATAAAGAAATTCCTTAATCTTTTCGTTGTTTTGATGTGGCGCTGTGTCAGATGACCTATTACCTTTATAATCAGAAAAAAGATCTTTACGATCATTGCGTTGATAATCAGGCTTTTCATCCCAGCAGGCGAGGATCTTATCAGGCTTATAAGTGTTGACATAACTTTTAATCGCATTAAGTGTAAAGTAAATATGAAAGTTATTTAATTTTTCTGGATCTTCAAGTCCTACTATCGTTTTAGCCGTCCAGTATGTGCGATGGATCGCATTATTCATATCCATTATAAGTGTCTTCATTTTTACTATACTGTTCTTTACAAATCTTTACAACTTCTTTTGGACCTTGCTCGACGTACTTAATAATATTAGAGTTCCTTGCTAATTCAAATGATTCTTTAGGTACATTTCGATTTAACATAGTCGGTACTGCAAGAAAATTATAAAACTGTGCTGTTTTTTCAACAAGTATTAATATCTCACCTGCATATGTACCGCTATGAACTGCGTAAATATGACCTATTTCAGATTTACGACTAAACATCTCATTCTTCTAGTTGCGGAATACCTCTCTCAATTAAACTAGTAATAACTACTTCCATTGATGATGTTTTTAACGAGTAATTGCGTGGAAATAGTCTACCACCGTCATTAAACTCAAACATCATTTCACCTTTAAAGTCCTTATTTTCATAGCAAGTAATAAACAAGGATGAATTACCCGGATCAACTAGAATAGTCCATTTTCTTGGATCTGCAATAGAATAGTTAGTATTAATTTTCCATGTATTAAACTTACAATCTTTTAAACGTTTTACGAAATATGATAATGTGGTAATTTTATTTTTAGCAATCTTCATTGTGTTAGTGAGGTTACAATATATTTTAATTTAATGTCATTTGCTTGCATATCAAACACGCAAACACCATACTGTGTATTTACTCCTACATCTATAATATTTCCAATAGTAGATAAAAGTTTAATATTATCCAAATTAAGGGGTAAGGGATTAAGTACAAAATTAACTTCACCTAGATCCAAACATAATGCATCAGTATTATGTCGAGCTCTATCAGTTAACTCCGCTTTTAAGCAGCCATCTTCTGTAAAAAGATATACTTTATTAGTCTCAGTTGCAAATGTACTACCTTTAATAATTGATTGTAGGATATCTTTTGTTAACTGAAAACTAATATCATATTTAAAACTATTAACTTTTTCAATATTAATAGTAGGCTTTGCAAGCAACCCGTCTTCGTACAAATGATACTTAAACTTAACACGGTTATCTTTATATTCATAGTTATTTGAATTAACATTCAATATCATTTCCTTTACAGAAATGCTATCTATAACGCGAATAAGTTTCTTAATGTCAGGTATATTATTTGTACCGTTAAAATTAGCTTCTACCGAATTTAATTCCGCAGACAATATTAGTGTATTGTCTGCGGAAGAGACGAGACAGGATAGTTGACCAGGCTCTCCAGCCTGTACATTTACTATCGCTGACTCGTTGATTTTCGATATCGCATCTAGAAACTTTACAAATTCAGGCTGCTTTAGTACTCTTAGTTCTCTTTTGTCCGCCATGGCTTTCAAGTGTAGTCGCGATTCTAGCTAAGTTCAAGCTAATTTCCTTAAGAACATCAATAATGTCTACATTATTTGTTACTTCTGTAGGTCTAATAGCTTGCTGAATATGTTTTAACTCTTTAACAGCCTGCTCAACACCAACAATTGGTTCACTGATCGGTAAGGATTGTGGTGGGATTATAGGTTGTTCGTATACCAATGGTTGCTCAATTGGTTGTTCTATCGGAGCTTGGTGATGCATCTCTGCACGCTGTGTAGGTGCTTGTAACACTTGCGCAAACGTATTTTGAATGTCTGTACTAATAGGTCTTAGGTTAACCGACTGACCCATAATCATCTGATCAGTTTGCTTTGCAATGCCATGCATAGTCCCCGCAAACATTAAGAATGCTTGTTTTTCTTCGTCAGTCATATTACAGGTCCTTGAGAAGCTCGTCGATTTCATCATCAATAGAAGTATCATTAAATTGAGATGATGCCTTAAATGGTGAATTATCTGCATTTTTTTCTTCTTGAGTTGATGGTGTTGAAATTCTAGCTTGCTGAGTATTTACTTCGGGTTCAGAGGCTTCCGTCTTACAGTAGTAATGTTCATTAAGCATAGCTTTAAGTTCATCATATGACTTAAGACTAAAGACTTTTGTAAGATCAAAAGTGCTATCGTAGATCTTCTTTTGCTCATCTTCTGTAAGAGCAAGTTTACCTGCTGAAGTAAATCGAGATGATACATAGGTAGGAAACTCTCCTTGATTTTCACACTTAACTTTAAAGTTAACACCGGTAGATCCAAGATCGAAAATTCGTGGACCGAACTCTTCTGCATCCTCACCCTCAATAGCCTCCATAATAATTTTATGAAGTTGCTTACCGTAGCGAAGAATCTTAACTTTGCCGTTGTTATCAGGATTCTGTGAATCATCAACAACATAAACGTTAACAAGATACTTCTCAATACGTTTAATTGCTTTGACTTTTTCTTTATCGTCTTCTGACCCTGCACGTAGAATCTTGAAGCGTTCTTCAGCGATCGGATCACGTTCACCGAAGGTCATCGGCGATAGAGTTTGTACGTATTGACCTGTTGCAAATGACGGCCATCCATGATTGTAATAATGGAAGAACGTATTTTTTGGATCCTTAGCGAAGGGCAACAATCTAATAGTATAGGTATTGCCTGGTGTAGTCTTCATGATTTCGTTGTAGGTAGCATTACTACCTTCACCTTCATTTTTGACTAGTGCATCCTTGATGGATTGAAACATTGATGTATTGAATGAACTCATTTTTTATATTTTGGTTGTTAGTTTAATTTTGGTTATACTTTATTATATCTCACTTTTTTTATTTTTCAACAGATATTCTTCAATAAGTCGAAAAGATTCTCTTATCATTACCTTTAATTTTGCAGATTGTTGGAAATTAATCCGTGTATCATTCAGCAGTTTATTAAAATCAGTAATAAAAAATTCTAAGAGATCTGGTTCAACTTGTCTAATAATTCTGTCACATTCAAGACCGTGTATAACATAAAAATTTATGCTATGATCACGGAGGTGTTGTAACACCAGAGGTGTTGTACCGTTATTTATACTCTTGTATTCAGATAGTGTTAAATTATTCTTAACACAATAACGCATAATAAATGTACAGCATTGCTTACATTTTATAATATTGTCTTCACTATCCGGAGAAGATGTTTCTTGGTTTCTTTTATATAACGCATAGCACTTAATAGCTTTCGGCGTTGTAAAATATTGTAGATCGAAGTATTCATTATCACCATAATACTGATACGGTGCTTTAAAAAAATCTGATATAATTACATTTCTATTACTTTGAAATAGTAAGGATAGTTTCTTAAGAATAATATAAGTCTTATCGTCAATCTTAGTAAAATCTTGCCTTAATTTAAAGGGCTTATCTTTTGCTGTTCTACTCGCAATTAAATATGCGTTATAAATTTGTTTTTCTAATTCAGTTAGAGACATAGTCTAGCGTTATTATAAATCTATCTTCTGGTTAGAATTAAGCCATTTCGTTATATACTTACTTTTAGTGATCGTAGGATCATATTCTAAAAATAGTTTAACGATTTCGTAGTTAGAATCAACTCCTAAAAGGTCTTTTAATATACTTCTCAATTTTTCATCCTGTAAAGCGAGTATAAACACATTTTGAAAAGATAATTTTTTACCTTTCAAGAGTGTACAAAACGAACAAAAAGAGAGTAATATATGTTCACTTTCTCTATCTATAATACTCTGTGAAGGATTTACAACAGGTGTTAAATGCATGGTGTTAATTTAGTTGTAAATTTAAGAAACTTTTCTGTAAGTTTACCTTGAGCAATTTCTTTGCTTTCGTCGATACAATTACCATCACATAATAGTTGAGATAATTTACACAAATTAACATTACAAACTGTTTTATTTGTTTTAATTAATACTTCTTTATCTTTAACTGATACAACAATAGCAATAGCTGCACATAACTTTTTAATCATGTGATTAAGCAACTCTTCTTGAAACTCATCTGCAAAACAGCTAATTACAAGATATTCTTGCAATTCACCTTTAAAGAATTGTGTAGTATTTAGCTGATCTTTATATTTTAAAAAATATAATTTAATATCGTTAAGTTCTTGAACATCAAAATCTCTTTTACCATCACGAAAGGCACTAATACTAGCCTTAAGGTTGTCGTTACAAGTAGCTGGTTTCACTACTCGTATTTACAAATAGTTGCTACATAATCAACTTCCAAAGGATTGTAGCATATTATACGAGCTGTCTTCTGTAGAACTAATACTATCTTCTGCTTGCGTAATAGTAAGTGTAGTATAATCGATTCTCATAGCTTGAGTATGACCTCTTGGTCCATACCTATTCTTCATCATACCTAATCGAATAATACCTAGTTCTCTATCTTCTTCGTTCTGATAAATCGATACAATAACATCAGCAGTAGCTGCTAGACCAACAGATTCAGAGATCGTAGTAAGATCTGGGTTAGCAGAACTAAAGCCAGATCGATTTAACTGAGTTGCAGATATAATCGGACAATTAAACACATAAGTCATAGCACGAACTTGCTCAGTAACATTTTTAATGCGTTCGTATGAGTTAGAACCTACAGTAGAATGTAGTAGATTGAGATAATCTAATACAATAGCATCAATCTTAATACCTTGATCAACGATCTTTTTAATAAATGCCTTTAACTGATTAGGGGTAACTGTACTAGGGGGAAATTCTTTAATAAAAATACGGCCTTTACCTTCATCCTCTTGTTCTTTTAGTGCTTGTCGTAGTGAGTGCGAGTTAATTGCTAGTTCTTTTAGTGGAATCTTACTAACATTAGTACAAATACGACGAGCGTACAGTAGTTCTGACATTTCTAAAGTAATAAGAAGTACATTCTTTCCTTGATTAGCAATATTTGTAGCAATATTACCTAGAAAGATAGATTTACCGATATTAGTCTCACCGGCAAATACATAAAGTGCACGACCATTCTCTTGAAACCCGCCATTCAATGCATCATCGAACCACTCCCATGTACTAGGAATAGCTTTTTGAATACTCGTTAGATCTTCTACAATAATATCTACATCACGATACAAATCAAGACCTCTATCGGTTACAAGGTTAATATTACATGAAGTCTCAAATTTATTAAGAATATCTGAAGTATCGATTGAACCTTTAGCAATATCACTCGCTACTTCAAGCATTGTATGGTATACAGATTTTTCTTTAATAAATCTCTCTGTATTATCATACAATTCACTATTATCTATGTTCTTATCAATGTCCTTAAACGACTCAACAAGCTGTTTAAATGAATCTTTATGCTCTTCTGTAGTAAGATACGTCTTAACTTCGGTTAGCGTTGGTAGCTTTTCACGTTTAGCATAAAAATCGTTAATAATCTCAAATATTTTTGCAATATTTTTAGATTTAAAATACTTAGGCTTAACGTAATCAACAATAGAAGCTAAATACGTAGAGTCACACAAAGAACGATAGCAAAGTATCTTCTCGAAATAATCATTATCAAGGTCAAGGTTACTCACAATATAATACTAATATAGTTCCCTACAATTACAATCACAGTTTACCTTTCCACTTGTTTAGGAACCATTTTTGACCCTCATTAAACTCAGGAGTGAATTCCCTTAATCCTGGTGATGCATGAGTAATCATGATATCTGATACGCCGATTTTTAATTTTTCCTTATGGCAGCTCAAAGAAAAATCCAAATCATAGTGATGAAATCCGGCTGGGTTAGATTCATCAAATCTAACTTTCTCAAATACTTTACGACTCATTGCCATAAACACACCATCAATTAGAACAACCCGTTGAGGGTAAGGTCCAAAAGCAGTCATTGATTTTTGTTTTTCATTACCATGCGATACAGCGCCGTGAAGCTTTCCGCCACCAAATCCGCCACCCATTAAATGCCATAATGCTGGTTCCTCTAGTTTACATTCTGTTGTACCCGCTACACCGATTAAATCAAACTGTTTAAACAGTGTAGGTAATTTATATGATAGGTCAGATTCAATAATAATATCATCATGACAGAGTATTAAATATTCTGCCTTTTCCTGTATTGCGAAATCAATAGCCTTATTATAAATGACAGGTAGGGGTTGTGTATTATTTTCCTTGAAGAAGAATTTCTTGCGCATAGAGCGATCACTATATAATAATGTATCTTTCTTTGATCCTTTTGTTGCTGTAAAATAAAATGTATTTTTCATAAAAATAAAAACGGTGAGTTAGTTTCAAATGTATCAACGAGAGTCCATGTTTTAAAGTCTTTAAGCATCATGATAACACCTTCCGGTAATAACCTGAAACCTTCACCTCCAAGTGTAGATATATCACCATTATCATTATAGTGTAATACTGATCCCTGCCTTATAATATAAGTATCGTTCGAATCTGTATCAATTATACATAGTGCAAACGTACCTCTAAGCTTACTCAGTACTTTTTTAATAATACCAGGTGCTGAACATTCACCATTACACTCTTCAGTAAAGAATTGTAAAAGATTAGGAATAACAGACGTATCCACTTCATTCACATCCCAAGGTGTATATTGGGCTTTTAGTTCTTTATGATTTGTTAATACACCGTTATGTACGACAGACCATGATAACGATTCAAACGGGTGAGATGTATCGTATGACCAAGAACGAGCTGCAGATGTTGGAGCTTGTACATGGCCTATATAATAGTCACACCGCTCGTCTAATTCAATTTGGTTAAAATCGAGTGTACCTTGTTTTTTAATAATTTGCTGCTCATTACCATCATACAGACAGAGAACTCCACTAGCAAAATTACCACGAGGTAGATTACCATCGTATAATACTTCAAATTTTGATACATTGTTAGATCCTACGATTGCGCAAATAAGTCAGCTTCTCACTCCTTTCATATATATTTTATTATAAATAATCTCGTCTCTCCTTTGGCATTCTCCAGAAAAAATCGATTTGACCGGTTAAGTTATTTTTAGCTAATGCATAAGATGGATATTCAATACCATCAGGCATCATATACCAGGATTTACGTTCTTTTTTGACTTTTTCAATACCTAAGTTTTTTAGTGTGTTAGATCCAAGACCTTTTATTTTAAAGAGGTCGTTGTTCGAACGAAAAGGTTGCATTGCTACAATACGTTCCGCTACTCGTTTACCTATTCCGGGTAGATTACATATACCCGTATAAGACATTTCGTTAAAATCTTCCCAATTTAATTGCATCTTCTATAAATAAGTATATATGAGTTCTTTTACTAATCTACTCTCAAGATTATCTTTTATTAACGAAGCTGTTTCACCGCTCGATACACTTATTCCTGGCTTTCAAAAACAAGCAAGAGGATTAGCTGCAGCAAAGGGAGCATCTGCTAGCACACGTGAGGGAAAGTTAGCATTATTAACTATTCTATACGATCTTGATATTATTGACGATTCCGTTGTAAGAATGTTTAAGAATGACCCATCTGTTAGTAGATTAGTTGCGTATTTTGAGCAAAATGGTATTGCAAAGGCTATTAAAGCTCGTAAAGATGATATCCAGAATTATATTAAAGATAAGTTAGAAGATAAAATTAGCTTTACAACTGGTAACAGAACGGATGCTGCAATGCAACGTATGGAAGTTAATAAATTAAATACAGAACTTAAGGCTGCTAAGAAGGTAGCTCGTATCGAACGTAAAAAGGATACCGCCGCTGCAATGAGTGCTGTTAGTCAGGTAGTTGATAACTATGCTGATTTGGTTGGATCAATACAGGGGTCATATAGCGAGGACTATATGATCGAACTTGTTGCTGATAAAAGTAGTGATCTTGGCGATATTAACAATATTGTTAATTATCTCAAGCAGTTCGTTAAAGAGTCTGATATAGACGTGGAAGGAAGAAGTATAGATGCGACATTCTCAAAAGATTCTAAACTAGGTAAAATTATAACTCGTCTTGGTGCTGAAAAAGTAGAGTCACAGATTTCAGACGATCTAGAAAAATACGGTGGTGTTGGTGTTGTTATTCATACACCTGATATACAAGCTAAACCTAATATGAACGGTAATATAGGTCAAGAAGAAGAAGAGGGGTACGAAGAAGAAGCTGAAGATGAAGAAGGTTTTACTACTACAGTAGAAAGATTAGAAGAGTTTGGAATATCTACCCCGAGGTATACTAATGGCAAAATACCCGATATAAAAAATAGTAATACAGTGACGGAGGGATCAGTTCTTAACTATATGTCTGAACAAAGAGTTTACTCATCTCCAAAGCCGATCGTTGAATCAATAAGCTTTAGAGACAAGTTTAAACCACAAACTTCTAAGCAGTTAGCTGAATTAAAAAGTTACGGAATGTAATTACATCCTTTGGCTTCGTAAATCCCGTCAAGCTTTTCCTGTTGCAGATACTTAATGGGATCTCTGTAATTTGCTGAAATAAACCCAGCTAATCTTAAACTACTCGCTGGAGTTGTAGCATCTGCTAAACCATCTTCTCTATTACTATAACATGTCCATGTGTCTCCGAAGTTTACTCCTAATTCTACACCCTGCCTTACGATATCAGCCTTTGACAGGGAGAGCAATGGAGCTCCCACGCGGATTCTATGTTGTCTGTTAAGTGATATTAGTTCATTCATCTTGTCAACGAACGAAAAATCTCCGTCCCAGTAGCCGGCTAGAGAGTCAACTTGTGCGGCACCATACCACACTTCATCTGCTTTTAGACTCTCTGCATAAGCACAGCAGATCGTAACAAACATCTGATTTCTAAACGGTACATATGATACAGGTTGCGCATCACCTGCAATTTTACTAATATCTGGGTTATCAATCCCTTCATTAGTAAGAGATGAGGTAGGTGAGATATCTTTTAAATATGTTACATCTAATGTCTTGTTTGTGACAGTAATATTAGGATATTTTTCCTTTATAAGTTGATACTGAACCCCCATACACTCTAATTCCCTACTATGTCTCTGACCGTAATCAAATGTTACTGTATGAATTTCACTATAACCTTGAGCTGCTGCCATGTATAGTAATACTGTACTATCCGCTCCTCCACTAAATGCTAAAACTAATTTTTTACTCATGATTTTTTAAAAGTTGGTTATTATTAATAATAAAGTCGGTTACTATAAATACTAGTATGAATAAGTATTATGTTTATATGTATATTGATCCTGAAACTCGTAAACCGTTTTATATCGGTAAAGGTACAGCTTCTAGAGCTTGGGCGTTTACCGGTCACGATCATAATAAATGGCTAACTATAAAAATCAATACAATACGCGATAAAGGTTATAAAAGTAAGGATTTTGTTATTATTATGGATGATAATTTACTTGAATCAGAAGCTTTTGAACAAGAAAAATTACTTATCGAGCAGTATGGTAAGAAAATGGATGGTGGTATTTTGTTTAATATTAACGATGGGGGCGTACAGCCACC